TTCATCGCCTGAAGCCAAAGTTTCAATGCTGTGTGTGTCATTCTGTTTCTCCTCTTGCTCTGATTGCTGCTGCCGCCAACTTTGTTACTTCAGATGCGTACTCAGGATGCACCGCCAATACATCACACAACTTCGCACACGCCTCACGCTCGGCTGCTGCTACTAGGGCGGCAAAGGCTTCAAGTTCTTCGGGCAGCATCATGTAGGCTTTGCGCTTGCCATCTCCCCCTTTGTACCTCTCAAACTCCCCTTCCTGTATACCTGCTTTTACAGCCATGTCCATTAGTTCTTGGTTCATGCTTCTCTCACTTTCATCATTACGTCTGCTATTTCATAAGCCAGTGTTGGTATCTCTGAAAATAAACCATCGTTGTCAATTAACGCTTGCATAGCCTTGGCTGCAAAGTAATCACGCAGGGTCATGCCTGTTGCAAAAACGCTTAATCCTAGTTGCGGGTCAAACCATGTATGAGGGAATGCTGGTATGTCGTTCATTTGAAAATACTCCTTCGTTTTACAAAAATTTCTACATGGTCAAGTGCGTGGTTGTAACCATCTTGGTACATTGGGTTTGGGTCTTGAGAGTTATAAAAAGCCTCAAGCATTTGCAACACTGCCTCATGCTCAATTTTTAATATAAGTTTATGAAAAGCTGTAAAGTATTCTTTGTCGCGTTCAGCATCAACAATAGAAAAACCAGCTTCCGTTACCAAATCAATAATTTCTTTATCGCTCATTTGAATATGCTCCTTGCTAAAACTTTTTTGGTTGGTTCGCACTGCTTAGACTGTGCCTTGCTGTTGCTGAAATATCCAATCGCAAAGCAGATGGTGACAACAATGCCAACACACTTAGCAAACGTCATAAAGCCACTCCACATCCATTCCCATGTAGACGGCGTTTCTTCGTCTTCGACTAGTTGAATTCTTATCTTGCTCATTCCTCGTCTCCTTCGTAGTGAAATTGCTCCTCGTATACCTGTGCCAACGTCCTGATCAAGCTGGAAAACTCAGCCCCAGCATTTACCGCTGTAAAAACCAAAGCAAAGGTAAGTACAGATAGCTTAGTGTCGTCATCTCTACCGGACATGTCCATCACTAAGCCCACCTTTGTTCTGATGGCCTCGGCCTCGGCTGCAGGCACATTGCCCTGTACGTCTATCATTTTCCTTGTCGCCATGTCGTTCCTTTCGTTTGTTGAAATTGCACTTTACACCAACTTTCTACAAAATGCAACAGTTAGTTCCTGTCATCTTACACCAGCCAGCATAACAGCTTTTAGAAGACCCCCGAGGCTCCCGACCTGCACTCTGTATTCAGGTATTGGGGCTCCTCCGGCCAGCTTACTTGCCTACCGCTCGCTTAACGCCGTATTCAATTGTCGAACGCCCGTATCGTGGGCCAGACGCTTTGTCGGTTTGCTCTGTTCGTTTTCTGCAGTCGCTACGGAACGCTGCGCCGCCGGGGGTCTATAAAGCGGCATCGGTAAATGAGTGCGGCCCCGACATTGGCCCATTAGCTAACGCGCTCTGACGCCCAATCGCATCACTGCTTTCGATATGGGTGGCAATTAGCTTTTTCACTTTGTTCGCAGTTTTCAGAATTTCTTCTGTGCCATCTAGCAGATGGGCTTGCAAAACAAAGAGCTCCGACCTAACGGCTTGCTCTGTCACACCATATCTACGAGCGAGGTCCCTCTGCTCTGATAGTGTCACCGCGTATTCTCTTCCTAGCATTGGCAAAAAAATCTTTGGTGAATCCATCGGGACTTCCTCAAGGGTTGGTCATAGTCGCGCAAATGAAAAAAGCCGTTTACTACTGCACTTCGGGTCGAACCCTCCGAGAATCCCCGAAGGCCAAAATGCATGAGTAAACGGCTTACTTCGTTGTGTTCGACTACAACAGAACGAACTCTACACGAGTTTTTCTGTTTGCGCAATCTTTTCTAAAAATATTTTTTGGCTTGGATTGAACCAGAGACAGGCACATCAACAGACTTTTTTGAATCTATCCACATTCAGCATCACGCATGGCTCTACGTCTTGCCAATCATTCCTGTCTGTGCGACCGCGAACCATTACGCCGTCATGTTCAAATGTCTTTGTGGTGTATTGGTAGATGCCATCGCTGGCCTTCACCACCAAAATAAACGGCAGTAAGCTGGCCTCTGACATTTGCTTTGCGGCAGCCCACTTGCCAAGGCTAATCATGTAGCCACCCATGCGGCCAATGTCTGGCATGGAATATTTGCGAACCTTCAACTCTGCGTAAGCCACGGCCATATCGCCCTTGGTAATTACAAAATCTAGGTGGTAGCGTATTGGAAGCTTGATGAACTTGCAGCCCCACTTTTGCCCAAGAACTTCTGCAACCTGAACCTCGCCGTCTAGGTCTTTCTTTGATTCGTAGATTGGACGCATGATGTTTCCCGTTTGCAAGGAAGGTTCTGTTATCGGCGAACCACAATACCCATGCGTCTAAGTGAAAACGTTTTTACTAAAACCGACACGGTGTCGGTTTTGCCAACAAGGTTGCGGAATGCACTCTCGGCTGAAATTTGTCCAGCAGCGCAGTGAAGCGCCTCATTCCACAATCTTCTTAGCCCTTGGGAAAAAAGCGGCCCCGGTTAAGGAGCCGCAATCACAAACAAGGAGAAAGCACACATGAACAGTGCAGCGCAATCTTACTGCTGATTTGCAACGACGTAAAGTGCTTCGTCAATACTACAAACCACAAAGAGGTTATCACCCGGCCATTCTTCGTGGAACTTTTGCTCGGCCTCGGTGAGCTTGCGCGCGCTGGGCGGCTTGTCTCCATCCTTCACCTCAAGGAAGAACGTCTCGCCTCTGTGCCATACCAGTAGATCAAACAATCCCTCGTGGTTGATGGGCTTTACATAGGCTCCTGCGCCCCGTAGAGCCTTCACTATCTCATCCTGATTGCGGTCTTTTCGTGCAGCTATTCGCATAGGTTTCCTAAAAGCAACCCAAACTCTTGGGTTCCCGTAATGTAACAGGAACAAAAAATAATTTAAATTAGGTGTTGACGTGTGGTATTCTACCTGTTACATTAGGCACCGGAACAATCAGACAGGATGAAACATGAAGCTAACCAATAAATTCAATCTACCCCAAACGTTTGTGAACGTCATCAAGCGGCCGCAGTACACAAAGGGTGACTCTCAAATCTCTGCCACAGAGATCATCAATAGCCCACGCATCGTGCAGCTTAAAGCCAAGCACTGGGACGACATCGAGCAGGACGCCAGTGAAATGGTTTGGTCTTTGTTCGGCTCTGCGGTGCATGGAATTTTAGAGCACGGCAAGGACGATCACCACATCGTAGAGGAGCGCTTGTTCTGTGAGTTTGAAGGCTGGAAGATCAGTGGTGCTATCGACCTGCAAGAAGTAGAAGAAGACGGCATCATTGTCAGCGACTACAAGGTCACCGGCGCATGGGCTGTGATGAACGTTAAGGCCGATTGGGAGAACCAATTAAACATCTATGCATGGTTCGTAGAGAAGGTCAAACAAACGCCTGTAAAGAAGTTGCAGATCATTGCCATTGTCCGGGACTGGGCTGCGCGCGACGTGAACCGCGAAGGCTATCCATCATCCCCTGTGGCCACCGTCGATATCCCACTGTGGTCACAAGAGAAACGTGAGGCATACATCAAGGGCCGTTTGTCATTGCACAACGACGCTTATTTCGCTACACATGCAGGCGACGACATGCCTGAATGCACAGCAGAAGAAATGTGGGAAAAGCAAACTACATACGCCGTCAAGAAAATTGGCGGTGTTAGAGCTAAGTCGGTTCACAAGACCGATGAGGAAGCGCAGGAAGCTTTGTCGTCTATCAAGGATGCAAAGAACTACGCTATTGAGGTGAGAGAAGGTGAGCGGACGCGGTGCCAAAACTATTGTCAGGCAGCGCCGTTTTGCGACCAATTTAAAAACTATCTAGCAAACAAACCTATTAAGGAGTAAATGATGGGAAAGAATAACCGTCTTAACCATGAGCAGGTATACAAGTTAAATTGTTGGGTTGCGGCATACCACAACAAACATGCACACTTGCTTCAAGATGAAATTGCAGAGGAGGCTTCTAGAGCGCTTGGGTTTACTGTAAAAACATCAAACGCTTTATCTTCATACACAACTTTGAAAATCCCGTTTGGGCGACAAAGCCGAGTATTGACAAAAAACACATCAACCAAAGGTGAAAACGATCACATTTTTGCTACAGCAATTAGGCAGCTTTACTTGGATTCCGGGAACCCGGTTCCTGTTGAAATCTTACGTATCTTTTTAAAAAACCACGATGAAAGTAAATCATGAAAATCTTAAACGTATCCCTCGCTTACAACGAAATTGAAATTATCATCACTGCTTTGTTGCCGCTGCCGTTCAATAAAGTAAACAGCTTGATTCACTATCTTGATAAAAATTTATTGGAAAGCATTGAGCAAGATAAAGCTGCGGAAGGTTTAACGCCTCAAGCTGCAGTTAAACCTAATCCTCCCCATGCGCCATACGGAATTAAAAAGGATGGCACTCCTGCCAAGCGCAAGGGCCGTGCTCCAGCAAAACGCCGTGGTCGCCCACCAGCTAAAGCTTAAAGGTTTGTATGTCTGTATATAAAAAATTAATGATGTCCCGCATTGATCTGCAGGGCGTAAAGCTGAAGAAGTCTGGCCTCAATAAGTTTGCTGGCTATTCCTATTTCGAGCTTGGCGACTTCTTGCCGGAAATCCAAAGCATCTTTTATAAGCACGGCCTGTGCGGTGTAGTTTCGTATACGGCCGAGGTTGCATCCCTAACCATTACGGACGTGGAAGATAACACTAGTATCGTTATCACCAGCCCCATGGCGGAAGCGAACCTGAAGGGCACCCACCCAATCCAAAACCTTGGAGCAGTGGAAACCTACCAGCGCCGCTACCTGTGGATGACAGCCATGGAGATCGTGGAGCACGATGTCCTTGACGCCACCAGCGGCTCCGAAGCATCAGCCCCAAAGGCTAAACCTGCGGCCCGTCCGGTGGCGGCTGCGCCCGAAGCAATGCAAGGCAAGAGCGATGGCACACCTAGCGACGGCGCATGGTTTATCAAGGTAGAAACAAAGCCCGGCGCCGATGTAAAGATGTGGATCGATTTAGTCCTAGCCACCACCGGCGTAGCGCTGGAGCAGGCACAGAACGAAACCGATGTTATGTCTATCTTCAAGGTTAACCGTAACATTTACGACCACCTCAAGGTTGTAGCAGCCGAGCAATACGAAAGCCTTATGGGCGACTTCAAATCAGCACGTACTAAATTTAAGGACAAAGCATGAACGTTATTACGATCGCAGGCCAGCTTGGCCGTGCAGCCGACCTGAAGCACTTAAACAGCGGCGACGCTATTTGCAACTTCTCCATTGCCGACTCCATGAGTAAGGATAAAACAATTTGGTGGAACTGTAGCCTGTTCGGTAAGCGCGCAGAGAGCCTTGCCCCGTACCTTGTTAAGGGTCAGGCTGTCACCGTATCCGGAACTATTACCGAGCGGGAATGGACCGATAAGGAAGGCGCTCAACGCAAGTCTATGGATGTGCGCGTCAATGACGTAGCGCTGCAGGGCGGCCGGCGTGATAGCGAAGAGCCCCGCCAGCAAGCCAAAGAGCGTGTTGTTGAGCCGATCGTAGACGAAGACTTGCCTTTCTGATCATGCGTACAAGTCAATTTGAAGCCGTAAAGATTGCGATGAACCAGAATCGTACAGGCTACGTCTTGACGCTGTCACTGCATCCCGACGAGGTCCCCGAAGAGATACTTCGCGACTTCGTTGGGGCGCGGTATCAGGTTGTGATGGTTCGGCTTAATGGTGAAAACAAACCTTTGAACCGCGAGCAGGAGTACCCCAACAACCCGGTGACCATGGCAGCAATACTCTGCCGCGATCCTTTGTTCCATAAATTCCTGATTGAAAAAGGTCAGACGTTTGATGAAAGCGAGGAGGAGGCAACTGAATGGTTGCGCACTGAGCTTGGGATTAGCTCAAGGTCGGAGCTTAAAGAAAACCGTGACGCGCTGCGTTACTTTATGACAATACAACAGGAATTTTTAGCATGGAAACAAAACGTTTAGTACCTTACTCTGTACACCTGCGAGAGGATGTATACCTCAAGCTTAAAGAGGCAGCTAAAGGTCGTAAGGCGTCGGCCATAGTCCGCGATGCTATCACCATGATCATTGAGGGCAATGATGCATTCTCCAGTGGCTACACCAAAGGACTGCGCGATGCCATTAAGATCATCAAAGCCGATTCATGGGCCAATAATATTGCTGTTCACGACCAATTGATTTCCGATGCGCTTGCTGAGCAGCTTGAAAAAAGGATTGGAGTACACGATGGCAACAAAACGTAAAGAGGGGCTGGCTGCGCTGGCCGAAAAGGAGCCGGTCCCATCCATTCAGGAGATCACCATGCTGGATTGGTACGCTGGTTTTGCCATGCTCCGGCTTATCGACGTCCCGGAAGGCGTATCAAAGGCAGCGATTGTTTTTAATATGGCAGAGGCCATGATGGCCGAGCGGAAAAGCCGCCTGTGAACAATACCCTCACCGCCAAGGAAAAGGAGTACGTTGCCATGGTCAAGGAATTGCCGTGCAGCGTGTGTGATGCTCCCGGCCCTAGCTCCGCTCACCATGTCAAGCAGCACTACCAGTACACGGTGGTGGCCCTGTGCTACGACTGCCACCAAGGCTCAATGATGGGCTGGCACGGGCAAAAACGCGCATGGATCATACGGAAAATGGACGAACTGGACGCGCTAAACGTTACCGTTCAACGAGTTGTCCACAGGTTAACCACAGGCTGAAGATAGAAAGCAACCCAAGAGTTTGGGTTCCTTGCGTTATTTCAGGGACTTCCTTACATCTTCGGCTTGCTGTGCGTACATGCTGATGATGCCCTTTAAGCGGTCAATCTCTTCCCGTTTCTCGGCACCGTCCATCGACGTATCGTTCATGACTACCTTGATTTGTTTCCGCACATTGGCCATGCTCTTGGCCGTGTGGTCATAAATCTTCTGCAAGGCAATCAAATCGCCCTTCTCTTCCATGATTTTAATAACTTTATCCATCTCATGGGCTTCGGAGAAATGGCGCATATCGGCGTAGGCTTGGCTGATTTGCTTGTTGTTTTCGTAGAACGCATTCACGTACTTGGATTGATTGGATGGGAGCTCTTTAATAAAACCAAGGCTAACCCGGTCCACGAGCTTGGCGTCAGGGTATGCGCCCTCACGGAATGGCATGGTCGCGTAGTGGCTAGTCTCCGCCACGGTGCCGCCCAGCCAGCCAAAGTAAGCCTTAATGGCGTACTCTACCTGCACAGGGGAGAGCTCACCCTTCTCACCAAGCGCTTGGGTTGTATAGGCCACTGCCTGCGCCAATGGGCTGGTAGTGTCTGTCATGCGCTCTTGCTTGGATAGGCGCTCCATGCCTGCGCTCTCAATAGGTGAGCCGGTGAAGCTGTCTTTGTTCGCGTACAGGTCGATCAATGGCTTAACAAATTGAGGCGTAGGGTTCATTGAGAACGTATCGCTAAGCATGCGCTTGAGACTATCCTCAAACTGCTTACCCTCTGCGCCGGAATCAACGATCTGCTCCAAGGTACGCTCTGCAATTGTGCCCAGTGCACCGATCTCAAAAGGTTTGGGTACGCGGAATGCGTAGTCCATGCCGGGGAGCTTGAACCACCAGAAGTTATCTCTATCCCACTCGTCGCGCTGCTGGAAGTCGTCGTCGTCTTTGAACGCCATGTACAGGGCCATCGATGCCATGGCCACGGCCAAAGAGGTGTAGCCGAAGGACGCAGCCTTTTGCTTGTCGGTTTGGTCTAGCGGCTTGCCTGTAATCGTGTTGTATAGCACTCGGCTGGTAGGTAAAAGTCCGTCCCGGCCAAGCTTGTACAAGCCTTGGATACGGGCATTCATAAATGGAACCACTTGCGTGACCATACGGAACGCTGGCCAAGAACCCTGCATAGAGAAGTCCAGCATGTCCCGGGCGGCAAACGAGGCTTCAAGATGGCTCTTGCCTGCTGCAATAAGCTGGTTGTACAGCGCCATACGGTTGGCAGCTTCAGACTTGTTGCCCCACTCTTCGTACTTGTCAAAAGCTTTTTTCAGGCCATCTTTAATCTTGGCTGGCGTATCCAAAATGGTGTCTGGATTTACACCATTCTTGATCAGACGGCGGATATTTTTAGCTTGGTTGCCCTCGTCGGATGTACCAAAGTTAAAAATACCACCACCAGCCAGCGCAGCTATGTGGGCAGGATTGTTTTTATTAGATGCAAGCCAGCCTTCGATAACATTGGCAAACGGGTTTCTGTTCAGATCGCTGATAGCCAGTGCGGAGATCGAATCGCGGAACAAGTTGCGCACCTTAAAAGCTGGCGACAATGTAACGCCGTACTGCAAGAAGTTTTTAAAGTCCCGGGCCACATCGATGAACACGCCCTTGGGACCCAGATACCCGATAGAGGTAATGGAGTCCAAGAGCATTGGGTCATAGACCTCAAAGTACATTGGCTTGCCGTCGCGCATGACCTTGACCATGCCTTTGCCTGCCTCGGTGTATTCTGGGCGTAACGTGCCGTCGCCTATCACTTTACCAGTGGTAGAAGAGATAACTTGATTAGTATTCTCATCCCAAGCAAAGCCAGCTTTTAGGCTAGGTACCACCGCGCCGTGCATCATTGCTGCATCGACTGTTGCATTGGATGCTTGATTTTTCATGGAGGCCGACAGGATATGGCTCCAATTAAGCAGGGTGTTTTCCATCAAATCGCCCATGGCTTGGTTGCTACCCTTGAGCTCAGCGCTAAACTTCTGCCCAGTTAATCCGCCAGCGGTTGAGGCGCTCTGGATGTCACCGTCTTCCATGGCTTTGTAAAACGGCACATACCAAATGTCGGAGCTAAACCGCTCGTATGCACCCGGGTTTTCAATTAGCTTATCAATGCGTTCTTGCTTTTCCTTGGGGTCTAAATCATCCCGGGCTTGTAATGCCGCAATATCTTTCTTGGAGGAATTTATTAACCCCTTAGCCAAAGCAATATCCAACACGGATTTATTCAGCGCATTCATATCCCGCTGTACTTGCTGGTAAACCTCGATACGCGGCTTGCCGTTCAATGTACCTTGAGAAAGCTGGTTGCGCTGCTCCAGTAGATCAGCCATGTTAGGGGAGCGCTTTTCCATTGGAAGGTTTGCCTCACGGTTTAAAGCAACCCACATCATGTAGTAGTCCACCTCTGCCCCAACCGGTTTCATAGCTTCTAGCAATCCTTTGGTATCCTTCTTGATGTTCAGAGCACCGCCGTCATCAAAGACGTGACCGTTCATCAGTAAACCTTCTAAGGCCCCGTCTACGCTCTTGGACATACGAGCCTGCATGTAGGCTACCTCAGAGTAATCTTTGATAGCGCGGTACTGGTCAGCCACACCCTGTGCCAAGCGCTTAAAGAAGTCACCCTTCAGGCTGTTTACCTTGTTGATAATGGTCTGGGTTTGTGGCTTGAAAACAGGGTTCAAAGCAGCAATAAACGCAGGATCAATATCTGGACGAGCGCTGGTATCCAATGGCTTGTTCTTTTGCATCGCACCTTGGGCAATGTTCACAAGCTTATTGGCTGCATCCGCTACACGGTTCTCGTTTACAGAACTCATGGTGGGAGAGTATGTACCCTTATTCCCTGTAGCAGATTTAACTTGAGTTGATTCAAAGGCAACCAAATGTCTGCCATCCTTGTAGCCATCAAATCCGCCAGCCTTTAAAACACGCTGCATTGCATTACTGCTATCGCTTCCTAAATACTGAGGCGACATTGATCCATTTTTAATAAAGTTGGGTAATTTGCTTTGAGCGTATTCAATAGCCCTTTCGTCGCTCATATGCTGATTGCCGTCAATAAGTTCTTTTCTATATTGCCTTACCATTACAGGGGTTACGCGACTTTTTCCTCTCTCATATGGATTTTTAATACTTAAATAAACAGGAAGAATTTGTGATCCTTCTTGATATTCTTTTGTAGAAAAATCCATTGCGTAATCAGACGCGTCTCTTGGGGATGGTGAAAAATAATACCCAGCAACATTGTTGCCTCTATTATTTGCTCCTTTTGTAGGCTTAAATTCATTGCCTTCAAAGTTCTTAGACCCATGGTAAAACACCATTGGCTTACCATCTTCATCTACCACCTTGCTATCACCAAACCACTTTTTAAAGGCAGGCGTGTCCGGCGCTTCACGGCTTTCGTTTACGGAACTTATAACGGGAGAATAGTCGCCCTTGTTGCCGGTGGCTGATTTAACTTGGGTTGGACTAAATGCAGCCCACACTTGCGAACCATCTCCCCCAGCCCCTTTAAATTTAGGATCATGTAATCCGTCAAATCCCGCATTTTTTAAAATCTCAATAACCGCTGCATTAAACTCTTTACGTTGCGCTACTGGGTCAAATGATTTTGCAGCTTCTTTCCTTGCTGCAGCAAAGTCATTAAGATTTGCTGGTGATTTGATGCTCAAATACATTGACATCGGCTCACCAAATACAGAGGCAGCATTCTTATCTGCCGTGAACCAAGAGCCCGGAGTAAACCCATTTAACGGATCAAATGCTGTAAATTTTGCTTTTGTCCCATGATAAAGAACTAGTGGGCTACCTTTTTCATCTACCACCTTACTACCACCAAACCACTTTTTAAAAGATGGTGTATCTGGGGCCTCACGGTTTTCACTTTCAAATGCTTGTTTGGTAGTGCCTGTTTGTTTCGCGCCAACCAAAGGATAGCCCGCTGCTTTTGTTGAAGCTTGTATATCTGAAAGAGGGGCGCTTAACAAAGATTCGCCGGAACGCATTACTGCTTCTAACGCGCTTTCGTAATCCGCAGAAATACCAAATAAATTACGGACAATTTCTACTAGCCTGCTATAGCCGTTGCGTTTACCAATCTTAATTGTGGAAAGGTAATTTTGGAAGTCTTCATCAGTTAAACCCCAAGCAAGGAGCTCGTCTGAATTTTTAATCGTATTAGCGCCGCCTAAAATTCTATCTAAAATAGGATTTTTCTTGCCAGATTTTATGTCTGAATCTATTTGCTTCTTAACCGTCTTGTATAAAACCTGTAAGTCATTTACTAATTTATTATTTTGACCAAACTTAACTTGTATTGATGTAGCCGAATGAATTAATTCATGCAATATGGTTATGTATCGAGTCCCTGTATTTCTCTGGGCTTTACCATTTACCAAGCCATTCAATCGCAAACGAAGTTCAAATCCTTTAGCGTTTGCTACCCAAGCGTGAGCTCCTCTTACACCTTTAGAGTTGTATTGGCTATCATTTAAAACACGAATAGCCCTTGGATACAAATTCAACTTATCAAATTCTTTAATGCGATCAAGAACTTTGGTTGCAATTTCTTTGGCCGCTTTATTGGGGGCGTTGTCAACTGCCCACTGCGAAAGTTCTACCACCTTCATGCCTTGAACTTCTTTTGCAATTTGTTCAAGAGGCTTATCTATTACAAACCTTTTGTCTTCTGGCTTTTCTTTTTTCTCTTCAACGTCAGGAGTTTTATCTTCAGGTTCAAATAGGTCTGGCGCAGTCTCCAGTGGCTGTGTCAGTACACCAAAGATGTCATCCAGCGATGCCTTGGGCTTCTCGCCAAACATGTCTACGCCTGCATTGGCTTGCTCTGCAGCGCGAGTGGCTAGGTTATTCAATCCTTCAGAGATGCGTTTGGATGACCGGCCGCTCTCAGCAAACATCTCCATGACCTTCTGGGCGTAGGGATTACGGCCAATCTCGCCCTGCTTTACGTAGGCAGGTAGCTCTTTGATTGGGATGCCGCTGCGCACGGCGTTGACAATACCCTGCACAGCCTCCACGACCTGTGGGCGGATGTCGTACTCACCAGCATTAGCCAGCGCTGCCATCTTGGGGGCCGACTGCGCCAAAGCGTTCAAGTAAATCTTGGCTTCGGGCTGGTTGGTATCAGCGTACAAATCAATCAACGAGTCGTTGTTGTATGCCTGATAGAAGACGGCGTTCATTAAGCGCTGCACGGCGATTGGGTTTGGCTGGCCGGTCTTTTGATTGACCAAGGTGTTTCGCGCACCCTCTGGCATAGCACTGATAAATTGTTGCAGCGCAGCGTCGGTAGGCCGGCCGTCTTCGGTAAAGGTCAATCCTGCAATGTCAAACTTGCCCTGCATACGCTGCAAGTCGTTCTTTGCTGCATCGATGGGTGGGAGCTCAGCAATGCCAGATACATTGGAAAGGTCGGCAATGTTGGACGTTACCAGCGACTTGGGCATGATGCGGACCAACACAGGGTTTTGAATCCCTGCAATGGCCGTTGGGTCAATGCCGTGCTGGTTATCTGCCTCAAGCTCCGAGCGGTAGTTTTCAGATGTACCTGTGTTGTAAGCCTGCTGCAAGCCTGCGATCCGGCCGTTGCCAGCAATTGCTCGTATACCGGGAACCGATAAATCACCATATGCCGCGATGGGCTGGCCTGATACGGTATGGGATGGAAGAACATCATTGGCACCCACTACCGCATACTGCACAGGGATGCGCTGGCCGTTTGACAATGTGGCTAAATCAATGCGGCCCATTTGCGCCTCGGGGATGGCGGTATCGCTGATCACCACGGGAGCGCCGGTGCCAAAATCTTTGGACACACTGATACGGCTGTAGTCTGGGTCGGCTGCAATGCTTTGCATTTGACCAATAGAACCTACGCCAGAGCGGTCGCGGTTCTGAAAGAAGCTACCAGCCTCTTCGGGCAGGCCAGCGGTGTAATTGGTTAGGGCTTTGGCATCCTCTGGGGTAAGCGTTGTCTTTGCCGCAGGAGTAGGGGCAAGAGGAGTGCCTGCAGGCTGGACTGGTTGTGTAGAGGCTGGGGTTTCTGTTCCGGCAGGCTGCTTTTGTTCTGATGGAGCGCGTTTACCTCCACCCAATGCTCCGCCAATACCACCCATTCCAATGCCACCGATGGCAGCCATACCAGCCGTTTGGCCAAGGCCCTCTGTCAGGCTTTGAGTAGGATCGACCGCGCGCTGTGCAAGGTTCTGAGCAAACTTACCGCCGGTTTCTTCAACAATCTCTCCCGGGGTTTCTTTTAGTGCACCTATGCCAGCGCCAAGAATTCTACCAGTACCAGTACGCTCACCAGCAAGAGCGCGTTCAAGAGCCTTAGCACCCGGCAGCCGTTGTGCAAGTAAAGATATAACGGCCCCAGCGGCTCCGGCGGCTCTAGCCTTATTGATAGCTTCTGCTGCGGCTTGCTCATCGGTGTATTTTTTCTCTTTGAGGTATTTGTATAGGTCTTCGTAAGCGCCAGCACCAATGTCTGCGCCCTGTTGTATGGCGCCAGCCCCGACGGCAGCACTAGCACCTTTTTCAATAGCAGCTTTGGTAATTTCTTTGCCAGCCTCTTCAGCCGCAGCACCGGCCAAACCTTTTTCTGCCAGTCCGGCCATGCCAGCTTTAAGCGCACCCTTACCTACAACGCCAGCAGCGCCTGCAGGAATAAGCATTTGTGGGATTTGTTCTAAACCAAAAGAAGTTAGAAGGGCTGGGTCTTTAAATGTTTCCGCTATAGCCGTACCAAATGCAGATAGCTGTCCGGTTTTTTCGGCTTCGGCAATCTTTTGTTGACGATTCTCTTCCCTAGCTTTTAAGCCAGCGGACTTCATTTCCTCGCCGTATTTCTGCAGATTGGTGGCACCCCGAAGCGCGGCGGTATCAAAGTCGCCGGTGGTTAGGCCGTATAGCTGACCGGGTAGCTGAGCCAAAGAACCCAAACCAGAAATGGTGGCCGCAGGAATATCCTTAGCTACGTCAGTAAATGAACGCTCTGTAGATTTAGGTTGGGCATGGGTGTAATTAGCCCACTGCCAAGCCGTGTTCTCATCGGGGGCATCTACTTCATACTTAGATGACCCAACGGAGACTTCGTACTTAGGCATTTATTGTCCAATCTTTTTTACCGCGCCGGGAGGAGGAGTGCCGATACCTGTACTTGAGGTAGAGTCGTCAATCATACTGTAGGTACGCTCGACTGCCTCCATTTTATCTTTGGCTTTTTGTTTCTTGACAGGGTCTTTTTCGCTGAAATAAGACATAGCTGCACTTCTGTAAATATCGTCTTTTGCCAACAATTCTCTACGCCGCAATTCAAGTTTATCTTGTGCATTGACGTCTTTATCCCCGCTCGTAAGGTACCTGATGTTTTTCATGTACTCATCTGCAGCATCAGGGTTTGTTGCTTTTAATCTAGCGTATTCAGCCAGCATCCGTTCTTTTTCTCCCGGACGGTTTGCGGCTGCAGCATGAATGCGAGCAACTTCCAATGAAGTTACGTTTGTAGCAGCGGCGCGTTTTGCTTCGGCTTCACGGTTCTGTGCGGCCGTGTCTGCTTGTATTGCATAACCTGCCAATGGGCCCAATTCTTTCTTGGCTTCAGCTTGACGAGCAAGGATAGCGTCACGGGCAGTTTTAGCAGCGCCATATCTATTAATGTCATTGGATTGACGAGCCTTCTCCATAGCCGCGTTCAAGCCATCTATGGTTACTTGGTTGGCAATATCTTGTGCGGTGTAGCCTGCATTAGCTTTATCAATACTTTCAGACACGCCTGCCATCGCTCCGCCTAAACCTATGCCATGGATGTTACGGCCCATGCGCTGTAAACCAGTCAGAAAAGACGATGGTCGTTCTGCGACTTGCCTATCATACAAAGCTTGTATACCAGCAACACGCGCTTTTTGATTTTCAATATCATTGGCTAAGTTTTGACCAATTTCTGTTTGGTACTCTTCTTTGCCTTTTGAATAGGCGTCTTCTGGCTTGAGGGCAGCCGCATCTTTTTGAGCCTGCATTGCCATACCTTGAAACGAGTTTGGATCGTATTCCACGGGCGGGGTTGGCACTTGACTTCCAGTAGGGCCAGCAAACGCAACGATGCCACCTTCTTGGTAGGAGTCAGGCAATGGCGATGGCGCTCCGGCAATACCCTGTGAAGGAGGCATTTGTGGTGCGGGGCCTTGAGGTGCTTGTTGAGCTTGCTGTTGAGCCAGTCCAGCCAGACCTAGTTTCTGTGCAATCTCGCCACGGGCAGAATTAAGGGCTTGCTGCTCAATGCCTTGTGCAACAGTGGGCATATTAGATTTTCCAGCAGATAAAGCAAGAGCTTGTGCCGCTGCCTTTTTATCGGCCTCGACT